ATCTACAATAGCAAATGCATGACTCCAATTATGTTGCCTTCCACCTAGCCAAGCATTACTTTCTGCCGTCATATCCTTTAGACATCCTATTGACCAAGCCGATTTTGCCCCATCTATATGGGTAACTGACATCTGCTGAATATCATGATGATGTCCATACATAACATTACAACCTAATTTTAATAAGTGGTTTCTTGTGTGATATATTCCGCTATACAGATGCCCATGATAAAAATATAACTTCCCAATTTTTAAAAATTTACCTATTGGATAAAATTCATAACCCCTCTCTTTTAATTTAACTGCATTTTTAAATTTATAATCATCCATATAAGGATGTTCTTCTGCAAATCTATTCATCCAATCATCGTGGTTGCCTTCAATCATATACTTCTCATCACAACTAACTTTATCAAGAGCCTCATCAATTATATCTAAACCCTTATTCACTGCCTCTACGTCTTTATTTATAAAGGGAAGTTGATACTCAAGTGGAGGTCTTTTCTTTTTCTTCCACTGCCAATGAGAAACCCCCTGCCACTCACCAACATCACCTAAGTCAATATAACCATCTGGTCTAACCTCTTCTATTATTTTGACCAGACAGTTTATAGCTTTCTTTTCGTGTAACGGAAAGTGTTTGTCTGGTGTTACGATAAATCTTCTCATAATAATCCCCCTGATACTTCTGACAACCAATCTTCATATCTCTGGACAACAAAAATTTCTCCCCTATCTTCCTTTATTAAGGTAACCTCACATCCTTCTGGTATTTTAATGTATCCTGCTATCCTGTTTCTTACCTTGCATTGACATCTAATCTTAGAGCCATTAGCTAATATAATAACATCAACAGTCTCAGACTCCCCTAAAGCCTTGCCATTAGAGGCGTAAGCCCTTTCTGCCGAGAGTCCTTGCCGTTTAGCTTTCTCAACACACTCTCTTTCAAAGCGATTTCCTTTTTGTTTGCTTTTATTCATGGTGGAAATATACAGCTTTAATAATTATAAAATCAACTCCTATTTATTCAGGGTTTCTAAGTTGAGCCAATCCTCAAGAGACTTGTCCCACTCATCATAGGTTGCATTACCATCTAAATAATCAATCCATGTATCATCAAATTTTTCATGAAGTTTATTAGCCATTTTCCTTAACCTGAAATCACTCCCCTGTCCTTTATAGTCTTTCATTCTATTATTAACCCTCGCCAAAAAGATTTTTCTCAGTTCTGAATCTTTCATAGTATCTCCCTGTATTGATATTATAGCCAAACTCTACAACCCCGGGTTTTCCGTTTTTATATTGGTGTCTAATCTTACCAACATAAACACAAACATAGTCATCATCATCTGTCCTGTGTCTATGTATTGTCAGTCCGTTGTCTATCTTATTGTACCAATTAGCACTTCCACTAACGTCATATAAGGTTGGGACTGAAACCTTACCATCACTGCTAACCTCCATCTTTCTTGGGTGTGCAATAATCCATATATGTATATCGTGTAACTTAGCAAATGCGTTTATCTTAGATAACATCCTGCTGATATAATTAGTTTCAGTCTCACCTGTATTAAGTTTATGTTCCACTGTATTCCAAGGGTCAATTAATAGCCCATTAATTCCGTATCTATAATTTAAAATCCTTGCCTGCTCTAAGATAGAATCAACGGTTACATCGTCCTCCTGAGTTCCAATAAATTTTATTCTATCATCAAGAATATCTAATGTTATTTTTGCCTCTTCATCACTCATTTTGTTTTCACCTGTAAATGGCTTATTTGTAAATTTAGCAAGGAGTTTTAATAAATGATACCTAATAGGGCGATTCTCAGCGGAGAAAATTGCAAACTTCCATAGATGTAGTTGAACCATATTTATAAGCAAGGCATCCAACCACTCAGATTTACCATGATTCGGTACTCCTGTGATTGCCGTAACCTCCCCTGTGCTTACCCTGTACCTGTCATCCATGTGTTCCCATCCAGTTGTTAATCCCTTATGTTCAGGCTCTTTTAATAAGGATATAGTTTCATCTATGACATCAGAAATGGACACTATGCCATTTACGGGATATGGTCTTGCGTTTTTTATAGAGTCTGTAACCATTTTATGACCGTGTTTAAGGAGAACCTCATTCATGTCCTTACATCCATCAGGGTACTCAACAATAAAACATCTTTCTCTGCCTATCCTTCTTGAAAGCTCTTTTTGTAATCCGATTCCAGCAGGGTCATTATCAACTGCCAATATAACCTTTTTAGCGTTCATTAAATAATCTTCTGCTGATTCAAGGTAGCTGAATTTCAAATCGCTTGGATTAGAGTTCGGGGGAGAAGCACCGTCAGGAACACTGACAATATTAAATAATGTTCCAAGCGTTTTATCATTGCTCTCAATTATGGACAGGGCATCCATTTCTCCCTCGCAAATTATAACTTGCCCTGTACCTTTTTTGAGTGAGTCAAATCTATAAAAACACTTCTCAGACTTGTATTCCTGTTTAAACTTCTTTCCCCTCCCACGATATTTAATGTTTACCACCTTTCCGTCTTTATAGTAAGGGAACTTAATATAACCGTTGTCAAATCCTATCTTTTCATTCTTTAATGTTTCAGTAGATATACCCCTACCCTTAAACCATTCCACAACTTCTTTAGGTAAATCTGGTTTATCATATTCAATCGGCACTATTTTCTCCTTATTGGGCTTATCTTTACCATCTAACTTACCCTTCCAGTTACAATGATGACAATACCAAATTCCCTCATCTATGTTTACAGAAAGACACTTATCGTTTCTTTTCTTTCTATTATTACTACACTTAGGGCATAATGCCGAATATTGTCCAGATGTAATATAATCTGGCACTTCAATTCCTTTATCTGCATAGGTCAAGACAGCACCCCTCCTTGATATTTACTCGGTTTAACCGAACCTGTATATGAAAGGTATAAATTAGTGAACTTCGTATTTCCGTTTTTTGCCCGTTTTCTCAGTGTGGTAAGGGTAAGTACCTTTGATGCCCAGAAAGTGTCGTTAATAGCCCAATTTAAGGCTTTACGGACATCTTCTATGTTATACTTATCCTTTGAAATCAGCTTATACAGTAAATTCACAGATTGATTAATATAATTTTCGTTATTCCATTTTGGAATAATGGCACTAAAATTCTTTTCCTGTTCAGTATAAAACCCTATTGCGATTGACGAAAGCTCTTTAAAAAGTTCCATAGAGACATTTTTGTCTAATATAATATTATTATTTATTATCTTTATATTATTACCTTGGACATTTTTGTCCTTATCTATGGACATTTTTGTCATTAACTCAATTTCCCTTTTGACCACCTTAACATCACCTTTCTTTTTATGTCTGGTAATTTTTACATAGCCATTTTCTTCAAGGGAACAAATTGCTCTGGAAATCGTTCTTTCTGATGAATCATATAGTTTTGCAAAATAACCATTAGTTGCAAAGCAGATTCCATCCTTAGAGGCAAGAGCCGAAATCTCACAATATAACAACTTAGCAAGGTTAGTTAAAGCAGTATCATAACGCACCTGAGCAGGTAAGATTCCATAGTAATTTGGCTTACTGTTCACTTTCATCTCCGGGGTCGTTGCATGATATGAACTCATTATTAAATTCGTCAGCAGTGGTCTTTTCGACCAAGATATACTCTGACTCATCCATTACTCTTGCATAAGCTGAATCACCGATAATTATTTCCTCACCATAATCTCCTATGAGAAACCAATCTTTTTTATCCATAACCTCTTGTGATTCTGGAAATTGTTTAACTTCTAATATCATTTTATCTCCTCTGTGTGTTGGAATGTTTCTGATTTTAGGCTATCAAGGTTCAATACTTTGCATGATACTTCTTTACCTTCACCATGAAAGACTTTTTCTGTTGCTTCTTTCTTGCTATATGCCTCTACCTCAAAGGCAGTTTCTACCTTAGCCCATTTATAAGTATCATGATAGACTACTTTATACTTTTTCATTTTATTTCTCCTTTATAATGACTTGTTTAATATAAATAGTTCCATAATTCTTCATAGACAAAATCTCTATAATTCTCATTTAATTCATCTAATTCTTCCTCAGCCATCTCCCTACCTTTGTAAGTAGCCTCTGAAATATAAGCATCACAATAGTCTGGATGGTCATGAGGGTCAATATCTTCAAATTCAATATCAGTTACTTGTTTAATGTCAATCATTTTTTTTCTCCTTTTCTCTTTGTAATAACATTCTTAAATAAAACTCTGCTTTTTCTAAGTCTTCTGCACCACCTTTATATTTATAACGAGCAATATACTTTATAATATTACCCTCCAGATAGTCCATATCATTGGCATTTATAAAATCAATGGGTTCTATCTTCCCTTTAGTATAATGTTTAGGGTGATTAATACTATCAGGCTTCAACATATTTGCTCATTGTCCTTCTCTTTTTTAAATTCTAAGGAATTGTTATACATCTTTCCAAACTCTTTCTTTATTGTTCTTGCTCTCAATGTCCATTCTTCCCTGTTGAAAGGAAACAGTATTTTATTTAGCGAATAATCCAATGCTTGAATTATATCTGACAATTCCTCCATATTAAGTTTAACGGTAATCATAACATCCTTATCTTCTATCATTTTAGGTACTCACCTAACTTCCCTATTGCAATGTGATATGTGGCAGGGGTTAATCGCTTGACATTACCATCCTTACATCTACGAGCCATTCTGATTATATCCCTATTCACATCCTCTCTTATCATGTTAATCGAATCAACGGACATTTGTATTCCCATGTCATTAAACACCTTTTTTACTTTACTTACTTGTATCATTTTATTTCTCCTTTAAGTAGTTTAATATAATACTCTCATAATAATCGTACCATTCATCAAATAAATTTTGTCCTAACTCTGTGTACTGTCCCTCACCCTTATTTTCTATAATCAATGTTGTCCCATTACCTTTACTAATTAAACTGTCTTCTGCTTTCTTAACTCTATTATGTGCTAATTCGCATAACATCTCTATTTTTGTGCTATTACCTATTTGATTCATTTTTTCTCCTTTGATTTACAGGGTGGACATAATACTTTTTTCTTGTTTATAATTGGGATATGATTCTTTTCATATTTAGTCCATTGCTTTCCTTTTGCATTTCTAAACTTTTCCCAACACATTTTACACTTAACACAATACTTTAAAGTTTTATCAACCTTATTGGTGGTGTGTGCATAAGGAGAGTGTCTTTCCCCTCTGATAAACATATTGCTATAATCATCAACCCATTCTTGCATAGTTGTTTCTCTAACCATCTATTAACTCCTTAATTGAATAATATAACTCAGTCGGTATTCCATATTTATCTTGATAAGACTCAACACTATCTATAACAGCTCTTAACAGTGTAATTGCTGTACCGAGCTTATCCTTTTTGAGTTCATCTATCTCTAATTCTTTAAACCTTTTTTCGAGAATATGTGTATCTTTTTTGTTTATCTTAAAATGATGTATAAGCTCTTTATAGATACCTCTAATGTCTTTTTTACTCATATTATTATTTCTACTACCCATTTTTATTCTCCTTTATACTGCCATATAAGTTCTTCTATT